CTTCTTGTGTAATTACGCGCAAGTTCCAAGGCACATGTAAGCCACATACTTCGTCAGATATTAAAGGCACAATGTGATCTACAACGTACCGTTCATTAGTAAGTTTAGTTAACTCCATAGCTTGCAAATAAAGTTGCCGCATAGCTAATTTCTGCGCTTGTGTAATCCATTTAGGAGTGGCGTTGCGATGGCGTTTCCTACGAATACTAGTTAAAGCTTTATATAATTCTGGATTAGCTTCTTTATATTTTCTTTTATATTGGGAAATTTCTTCTTTAGCCCGAGCATTAGCACGGGCTTTTACTGCGGCTTTGTTCTTTTCATAGTACCTCTTACCAGCAGCCTTAGACGCTTCAGATTTCGGTTTTTCGCTACGTTTAGCATTATCTAACGCCCAATCTTCTTTCAAGCATTCAACACAAGCACCTTTGGTTTTACGTAAGGCGATATGCCCTCGCACACATGGCTGCCCTGTGTAGTAATACTTACTACCTATTTCTTTTGCTTCTTTGCGGTTATTTGGATAGTCCATATTTCACTCCTGTTATACGACACGGGTAATGATATATCAGAACTAGAAAAAGAACAAGGGGGCCGAAGCCCCCTTGAGATACCGCATAAATACTAGATTATGCGCCAGCTGAGCCGTACATACCTAGTGGGTCTGACCAGCCAAAACTATAACGCTCACGAGCTTTATAGCGTACATTGCCTGTGTCAAAATCCCCGTCCATTGAATTAGCCAAAGGCGAACGAATAAAGTGCTTCATGCCGTTTGGAACGTCAGTGGTCAGGAACCATGCGTTTGTGTCGGTCAAGAAGTGGTTAATCGTATAGCCTTCTGGGATCGAACCATTGTTCTTCAATGCGTTGATGTCGTTATCGTTAGTGCCGACGCGGAGTTCGGTTTCTAACAGACGAGTTGCAACGAACTGCAGTGGAGGTGGAACGATCAGCTTTTTAGGCTTAGCAGCGATCAACAGACCACGTTCATCAGTCCATGCAGCGATTTGAATAACAGCGTTTTCCAACGAAGTTTCGTTCAAGTCAGCAGGGGTTGATGGGATGTTGCTGTTGTAGCCACCATTTACCAGAGGATGCGAAGCCGAGAACAGAGCCACACCGTCACCGCCGGTGTAGGAGCTTGAAAAGCCGTTGTTCAAGACATTAGCAGCCTTAACTTGCTTGGTATAAGCCATCGAACGTGCGAGAGCTTTCGTGTAACGAGCCGACAACGAGTCGTACAAGTTATCTTCGATAGCCTCTTCGGTCAGGGAAAAGCCCTGAGCGATAGTTTCGTGGTTATATCGAGCAGTCCAAGCTTCTTGCGCATTGTCATAACGAATGGCTGAGCCTTCATTCTTGACAGGTGCGGCAGTAAAGCCAGACAGTTTTGTTTCTTCTTCGAAGGAACGCTCGGAAGTCTCTGTTTCGTAGATTTCCTTGTGCTCTTCGCCGTAGCGGGCATACTCCAAACCGAACAGGGCGTTCAGGCCGGGGAGCAGCTCTTTCAGTAGTTGTGCGCGTGAAATAGCCATGTCTTACTCCTTAAATGCCTGTCGGGTTGAGATATTGATGACCACCTGTCATTACAGTTGTAACCGTAATAGGAGGGCCAGCGTTATATGTCGAAACCGCATAGGGGGCGTTGAATTTGCAAATAAACTCACAGAAATTACCGGAGCTATTAGCAGTTTCAGTTACTACGTCAACGATACGGATTGGGTACGAATCAGTAGTTGTGCCACCAGCGGCGCTATAAATAGCCACTTTCGAATCGCCAGTTAAAGTTGAGCCAGCGTTCTGAACGAGTTCAGCGTTGGAACCAACCATTGTTTGGCCTAAGAAAGCAACTGTCAGACCGTTACCGTCTTCGGTATTACCCGCAGCCAGAACAGCTTTGAACAGGACATCAGGATCATCAGCAACATACGCATAAATATCGGAAGCAGTAGTACCGCCGGGCCAGTATTGAGCGTAAGTTTTCTGACTGTTGGTTGGGTTTGTATAAACGCAACCGAGGAAAATGCCAACAGGTGTTGCAGTAGTTTGACCTACGTCTTTCTCAACAGTACCACCAGCAACAGTCTTAACTACGTCGCCGTAGAAAATGTTTGTCGCATAGTTATTGGTAACTTTGAGTAGACGAGTCGAACCAGCAAACACCTGACCACCGATCAGATTGATCGGACGTAGCCCGTATGGGGCAGCTACCGTTGGGTAGGGACTAGTCTGTGCCATGTTAAAACTCCAAAGTTAAAATTAGCCTTTGCCGAACGAATGCGTCGATTTCTTTTCAGAAAACAGCGGCATCCGCGAATCGTTTTCCCGCATAAAGCTATTGTCAATTGCAACCGTCTGCGCTTCAGTTTGATTAGCGTAATAATCACTACGCTGTTGTACAAACTCTTCAGGCGTCTTGCATAACAACAACCCACCAATCTCGATGTTGTCTTTAAAACGACTATCGGGATCAATTAGCAGTTGGAACTTCGGTTGTTCTGATACTTTTACTGGTTCCCACCCTTCGCGAAGCTTGCCTGACAAGTTGCGGGGGTCGGTTTGGTTCAAAGTAGCAACACGAATCCATCTGTACGCAAATCCCGGCTGCTTATCCGGTTCTGGAAGAGTCTCCGCAGGTGCCCATTGTTTTGGACGTTCTGCTTGCGCACGAGTTTCTAATTCACGAGTAAGTCGATTTTCAGCCATTATCTGTTCTCCAATTTGAGGACTTCGCGAGCATACTGCTCCGGTGTGAGTTTAAATTTCTTAGCTAGTGCAGCTTGAGTAGCCGATAACTTAATACTCTTCGGAGCCGTGCTCCGCTTAGCTGAAGCTACGACCGTACTAGGTTTCTTAGTAGCCACCTGTTTAGGTGACTCTGACGCGTCTTTGTCAGCGTCTAATTGAAAAGCTTCTGGAAACCGCTTGCGAATTGTTTTGTCAATCCGCTCATAATAATCGTCAGTACCAATATATTCAGGGCCGTACTCACGATGCAGCTTCATATGCAAGCCTTTGGCTGCCTCAGTCATCTCCTCGTCTTTGTTAAACCAATTCGAGTTCCGACGCTGCCATGATGCAAATTTTGGATCGACTTGCTGCTGTTTGTTGTCAGCTTGCGATCTTTGTGGCAGTTGTACCTCATTTTCGTCGGTTTGTACAGAGGGTTTGAAGTTTTTTGCTCTATCTAGCTTCAAACTAGCATTAGTCAACTTAAACTGAGCTTCCGCCAACTTCTCTGAATCGCCGCTGTCATAGGCTTCACGGTATTCCCGTTTAGCCATTTCAACTTCGTTTTCAGCCGATTCTTGCACTGATGAAGCGTAAGCTTGTTCTCCAGAAGCCAGCGTAGTCTTGAGTTTCTTATTCTCCTCAAGGATATTCTGGGCTATCCGTAAAGCTTCTTCTTGCTCACGGAAAGCAGCTTCTTTAGCACGACGTTCATCATGCCAAGCTCGTTTGTATTGTTTAAATTTGTTAATTACATCCTCTGGATACTCCCCACCTTCTTCGGGTTTTTCCAAAGCATTAACAATATCAACCGGGAGGGGTTCCTTATCGCGGTCTTCTGGGGGCGTATCGTCCTCAATTTCGACCGTAAAATCCTCTTCTTCATCATCAGAAGTGGACATCGTAGTCTCTATTTCATCGGGGAACTTATACTCAGTCTTTTCAAATTCAGCCATGTTGTCTCCTTATGCTCGTGAAATACCGCGTGGGTCTTGGACAACGGCTTCGACTGAATCATCATTAATAAGGCGAAATTCCTTACCATGAATCTTCAAACGAGTACCGCTATTAGGACGCGCGAGAATAAAATCGCCTTCTTTACACCACGGGCCAGATTTAAACCTGTCTCCTTGATACGCATCAGGGCCTAATTTCACGACAAAAAAGACCGTGCTAAGGACTTCCTCATAGTGCATTGTTGCACCGGCTTTGACTAAGCCACTGTCGTACTTGTCGTCAATTTCCGGTATGGTTACTAATATGTGATAGCCAGAAGGTTGTGGCAGTTGTTTCGCCTTATCTTCTGCTTCTTGCGGAACTTCACCGCTTTCTGTAGCGATTACTAGTTCAGTCATCGTCATGCTCCATTCGTTTTAAGAGGTCTACAAGGTACATCTCTATGGCGGTGAGGCCTCTGATCTCCCCGCACATAAATTGATACTCATCAAAAGTTTTAGCCGATCTGTTGGCTATTGCGTCGGAGAGTTGTACCCGACGCTCCTTTAATTCTTTAATCGCTGCTTCTATTGCGTTCATTTGGTTTACCTTTCGGTGGTGGGGACTTTGACTTCATCTTCATCTTGTGCAAGTCCATACCCTGACGGAAGCCTTCCATTTCCATCTGTGTGTCATTTCTAGCTTTATCAGCGGTATGTTTCATAGCCATGTTCGCCCCTGCAATCTCTTTCTGGGCGTTAATGCGCTCCATCTCAACCTGCAACTGTT